ACATACATCTACAACGGTCATTGAAGATCTTCCTAGAAAACTTTTCTTCTCTGCTGTTGGAGTCAACACTGCTTTTACCAATAAAATCAATTCAGAATATTATTTTAATCCTGCGGAGGCTGTTGGTCTTGCTCAAAGTGGAAGTACAGGTGTAGGAATCGGTACGACCTTAGGAATTGCAAACCCAGGTGCTGGTGCTACTCAAATATTTGTTCCTACTCAAGCAATATATTTCCCAAATCATAGATTGGAAACTGGAGACGTAGTAACTTATCAAACTAATACTGGATCTTCAATTGGTATCGCAACTAATTCTGTTGTTGGTAATGGAGTAACGAATCCTAACACTACCGCATTATCGTCACATTCGGAATTATTTGTTGCTAAACTGGGCATTGACTTTATCGGATTATCAACTGTCAAAGTTGGTCTTAGCACTCTTGGTAAGTTTGTTGGTTCTGCTTCATCAACATCTCACCAAGGTCTTGTATTTTTCCTTGGAATTGGAACAGGCGTTTATCATAGTCTAAAAACTGTTTATCCTAGAGTCATAAAAGGAACTGTTGAGAAAAATTCTGTAACAGTTTCTGCAGCAGGTAGTCATGGTTTAACTAATAATGATATTGTTTCTATTAATGTAAATCTTAGAAATACAGTAACTAAGAACCTAATTTACAATAAGGCAAACAGAAAAACAATTTCCACAGGGTTAGCCTTTACTACTGGCGGAATTACTACCAGCGTTGCTACGGGAAGTGCAGAAATACCAAATTCTATTTCTATATCTGATCATGGTCTCGTAACCGGTCAAAAAATAATACACATTTCTGATAATCCTGCTGAAGGATTAGAATCAGATAAAGAGTATTTTGCTTATGTAGTTGACAAAGATACTATTAGATTGACCTCGGATAAATTCCAAACTACTAAGTCTCTTCCAAATTTTGTTGGAATTGTATCTACATCCAACGGAGAAATTTTCCCAGTTAATCCTCCAATTAAACTTTATAAAAACTCTATTGTCAATTTTGACTTGTCAGACTCTACATTGTCTTACACTCAAAATGCAACCAGTTATGCTGCATTTGATTTAAAATTCTACTATGACAGTAATTTTGAACAAGAATATGTAAGTGCGGGATCTGTTAATGATGATGGTAAGTTTGATGTAAAGAAAACTGGAACTATTGGAGTTACTTCCGATGCAAAAGTTACCTTAAGAACAAAGCAAAATACACCTAGTGTTCTATATTACAAGTTAGATCCTGTTCTGGACCTTAATAATCCAGTTGTCAACAGAGAAATTGCCGTAGACAATAATTTAGAAAATGATTCCACACTTTTAATACAAAATAGTGTTTACAGTGGAAATCATGGGGTAATTGTAAATTCGGAAAATACTTTTAAATATGATGTCAATTCTGTTCCAGAAGCATCGTCATATACTTCTGCAACTGCTGTCATGTCGTTTGACACAAAATCAACAACGGCATATGGCCCAATCACTGAGGTTAAATTAACTGACAAGGGTGCTGGTTATACTGAGGTTCCTGGAATTACGACCGTTAGAACAACTTTAGGATCTGGTGCAATACTTGAACCAGGAAGTACAACAATTGGAAGAGTTGAAAAACTGACTGTAAAAAATATTGGATTTGATTATCCATCTGATTTAACTTTAAGACCTACAGCAAACTTCCCACAAACGCTTAAGATTGATCCTTTGACTGGGTTTGAATCAATTGGAGTTACATCTTTCGGAAGAGGATATAACACTGCACCAAGTTTAGTTGTTATTGATGGTAGAACTAAGAAAACAATTCCAGAAGTTAAACTTAAGTATGTTCTTGGACAAGATACTATTGATATTTTAGAAAATACCAACTCTCTGTCTGATACTGAACCCACCATTGTTCCTGTTGGAAATCCAAATGGTATTAGAGCTAAGAATTTTGTTTATAATTCCACAACTCAAGAAGTATCAGTAACTTTAAAAGATGCTTTCAGCACAAATGATACTTTCCCATTTGAGATTGGTGATAAAGTTTTGGTTGAAGGAACTAGTGTTGGTGTTGGTTCTACTGGACTTGGATTTAACTCAGAAAATTATGATTATGCGAGATTTGAAATTACTGAAGTATTCCAAAATCTAAGTTCAGTTGGTGTTGTAACCTTTAGTTTGGCTAACTATCTAAATGTTGGAGATGGAGAACCTGGTGTTCTTGATGCTGCCAATTCCACTGGAATTTTGGTTAGAGAAAGAGATTTTCCTCAATTTACATCTACACTTAAAACAAATACTTTCCAAAATGGTGAAGATGTTACAAATGTTGATGGTGATATCGCTGAGGTCTTTGAATGGGATATTGACAGCAAATATTTGGTCATAGAAAGTGCTAGCGATTTTGAAGTGGGTGAAACTGTCACTTCATTACAAACTGGCAATAAAGGAATAATCACAGAAAAAGTTTCTTTTGAAACTAGTTGCGATCTAGATTATTTCTCTATCGTAGATAATGGTTGGGAATATGAAAAAGGATTCCTGAATAAGGAATCTCAAAAAATCCATGACAACGAATACTATCAAAGTTTCTCATATTCAATCAAATCAAAAGTTGAATTTGATGATTGGAAAGATGTTGTATCCACAATCAATCATGCAGCCGGATTTAGAAAATATGGAAATCTGCAAATTGAATCTGCATTACCAACAGAGTCTTCAACAACGCTAAAACCCATCGCAGATCAAGAAATAACCAGGGTTATTGATCTTATTGGTTCAGAAAGTCTGAATTGTGTAGATAACTTTGATCTTGTCTCTGAGAATTTCTTAACAGGTAGTTCCAGAAATTATTCTGATGAAATTAATTTTGCTAGTAGACTCTTAACTGATTTTGCAGAATCAGTTGGCAATAGGGTTCTAGCAATTGATGATTTTAGTGACACCTTTAATAATAATCCAAGAACTACCCCATATGCTGAGGTCTTTAGACAAAGACTATCTGATGGTAGATCGCAAAGATTCATCGCTTATGTCCAAGACAGACTTTTTACTGGAGAGAGACAAATTTCCATAATTAATGGACTTCATGACATTGGTAGAGGATTCTCTGTTCTTAATCAATATGGCGAGATTGATACTGTATTAGACTTGGGCACTTTTGATTATGTTGTGGATGGTGCAGAGTCTGTCCTTAGATATTATCCAAATAAATTTGAAATCAATAACTACAATGTTATTCTTTTCTCTTACAACACCGATGCGAATACTTTAGGACTTGGAACCGAATCTGTTTCTGTGGGAAGCACGGTCATTGGCGAATCTGATGGATTTACTGGTGGTTTGGTTAGTATCGCATCCTCCGCAGTCGAAATCGCTGGCGGAGCAACTGCAAATATTGCAACTTTAGCTGGAATCGGAACTGATACAATTGGAGCAAGATCTGCAAAAGTTCTTGTCACGGTTGAGGGAAGTGATGGTAGTGTTGAATATGATGAAGTGACATTAGTTCACGATGGAACTAATGTCCAATTAATGGAATATGGTCAATTGACGATTCACTCTCTAGATGCATTCTCAAGTCAAGGAAATATTGGAACATTTGGTGCCTCTATCGCTAGTGACTCTACACTCACTCTAAATTACACTCCAGATGCAGGTATAACAACTGCAAGTGTCAATACAATAACTGTTGGATTAACTTCTGAAGGTTATACTGGTATTGGCACATATGAATTATCATATAGTTCAATTGAGGCCAAATCCACTTCTATTGGATCCACAACAATGCCAGTTGCAGTTGGTGTTGCAAGTTATAGTGACGCATATGATGCTGCGTATTGCTTTGTACAGGTATCTGATACCACTAATGGAAGATATGAGGTATCGGAAGTAATTATTATTGATGACTACAATGATCAGTCTCCAGAAACAGTTCATGTTGTGGAATATGGAAACACTCAGGTTGGATCGGGCGCTTTTGTTGGACTTGGCACAATCAATGCAAGGAGAGCGGGTGATGGATCAAATTATACTGAGGTAACTTTTACACCAGATGCTGGTGCTGATATTGAAGTTAAGACATACATGAATGCTCTAAGACCTGCGGAGAATTTATCAGTAACTCCTGGAGGTAGATTAGTAGGTGGAGAATCTCAAATTACATTTGGCGAAAATGCCACTATTGAGAATGGATTTAGTCTTTATGAAGGAACTTTGAATTCAATTAAGAGACAGTTTAATTTACAGCATAATTCATTAGACATCTTTAGAAGAAATATTAATGGTTCTTCCACAAATATTGTTGATCTGTCACAAAACACTCTCACAATCCCAAATCATTTCTTTGTTACTGGTGAAGAAGTGGTATATGCTCCTTCCACTGGAGTTGCAACTCATGCGATCGGTATTGCGAGAACAACATTTGTTGGTGTTGGTTCTACAACTCAATTACCATCATCTGTATTTGTAATTAAAGAAAGTGATAATAAAATTAAACTGGCAAGATCTGCAGAGGATGCTCTCAAGAGAATTGCAGTTCCTTTAGATCTAACTAGCGTCGGTGTTGGAACTTCGCATAGTTTCACTTCTAAGAATCAAAATCAAAAGGTTCTTGTCTCAATTGACAATGTTATTCAGTCTCCAGTTGCTGGAACCTCAGTAACTACCACTCTTGCTGATTCTGTCATTGTTGAAACAGATATTATAAAGTTTGCCGGAATTACCTCTTTCTTTGGTGCAGATTATGTAAGAGTTGGAGCTGCCGATACTGGTGAAATTATGAAGATCATGGGTGTTGGTATTGGAAGCACTAATGCAATTAGAGTTCAAAGAGCATGGATGGGAACCAATCTTGTTGGTCATTCAACTGGCGCACTGGTTACTAAAATTAGAGGCAATTACAATATTATTAACAACTATCTCAACTTTATTGAACCACCAAATGGCAAAAATCCAATTGGAACTGCAACTAACCCACCATCTGAAAGAGACTGGATTGGTATAACAACATCAGCAAGTTTCAATGGAAGAGTCTTCACAAGATCTGGCGTAGTTGGAGGTTCTGAAGAGACTTATGCTGATAATTATCTCTATGATGATATTTCTCAGAAATTTACTGGCCAGGATAAAAATTTCTCTTTAACTGTAAGTGGATCTAATGTAGTAGGAGTTGCCACAAACAATGCAATATTATTAATTAATAGCATATTCCAGGAACCAGCATCTAATGGAGATTATACTCTCACAGAAAGTGGTGGTATTTCTTCTGTAAGATTTACTGGAAGTGCAAGTTCGGTTTCTTATGATGTTAATAATGCAAACATTCCTGTGGGTGGCGTTATTGTTTCTGTTGGATCCTCTTCTGGATTTGGTTATCAACCACTTGTATCTGCAGGAGGAACGGCTATTGTTTCCGCTTCTGGAACAATCACATCAATTTCAATTGGAAATACTGGTTCTGGATATAGATCTGGAATACAGACTGTAAATGTTTCAATTCAAAGAGAAAGTTTAACTACTGCTGATATTGTTGCGATTGGTACTGCTGCAATTACTAATGGTCATATCACCGGAGTTGCTGTAACTGATAATAGAGTATTTTACATTCCTAGGGATATTTCAAATGTAGGATATACTTCTATCACAGGTATTACTACAATTACAACATCAACTGCACATGGATTAAGTGTTGGTAATGAAGTGGTCCTTTCAGGAATTGCATTTACTTGCGATTATGCACCCGGTGTTGGCATTCAAAGTGCAGTTTATAACAATGTTACAGGCATCATGACAGTTACCACTACAGGGGCACATGGCTTGTCTGTAACTGGGAAGAGTAGTGATGTTTTGTTGACTGGACTTGGATTTACATGTGCCCTTGGAGTTGGAATTCATACATATCCTAGAACAACAGATCCGGTTTATTGTGGAACTCAAGTAACTGGTGTTTCTAGTGCGACTCAATTTACAGTTAATGCTGGAATCTCTACCGTACCCACATTCTATGTTTCTGGTGGTATTGCACAACCAGCATTAATTGCACCTAGAGGAAATAATAATTCATCCAGCGGTCAAGATCCTGCTTTTGCTGGAACACCTGTTCTTACGGTTATCGATTCGACTAAATTTGAAGTTAATAGTGGTATTTCTACTAGACCTCACAATTATTCAAGATGTGGTAAAGTAAATCAACTACTTAAGGTGATTATTGACGCACCTTTAAGTTATGATAATATTCCACTTTCCTATGCTTCAGATTCTCCAGGAACTGGTGGAGCGCAAGCAAAGATTGACGTTGTAGTCGGTCAAGGATCTAGTGTAATTGAATTTAGTATATCCAATATGGGATATGGTTATGGTGTTAATCAAATACTGACACTCCCAGTCGGTGGAGCAACTGGTATTCCAACCACATCTTCCTCTGATTTTGAAGAATTTAAAATAACGATTCAAGAAACCAATGGTGACATATTTACAGCATGGTCTATTGGTCAACTTCAAGTTCTTGATGATTTCTCTAATCTTTTCAACGGAAATAGAAAAACATTCCCAATTACTTTGAATGGCAATTCGTTCTCTATTCAATCATCGCCAGGATCTTTAGTTAAGGTTCAAGATACTCTTCTTATATTCATTAATGATATTCTTCAAGTCCCAGTAGAGTCGTATTTCTTTGAGGGTGGTAGTAATTTAACTTTTGAGGAAGCTCCTAAAGTTGGAGATTTACTTAAAATTATATTCTATAGAGGAACTGGTGGTGCTGATGTTGTTGATAGGGAAATTATTGAAACTGTTAAAGTTGGTGATGATCTGACAATTGGTTATGATCGTGATCTCAAACAAACTCCACTAAACCTTAATCAAACTAAGTTTTTAGAAGAAGATACTCGTACATCTAGTGAAGTTACCTCTACAAGTTCTGTTGATACCAATCCATATGATGGACGTGGTTTGAGTGCTAACACTAGAATGAATAGACCAATTAAATGGTGTAGACAAACTGAAGACAGGATTGTTGGTGGTAAGGAAATTAGCAAGAATAGAGAACTCTATAATGCTAATATTTTCCCAACGACATATCTTCTCAAGTCTGTTGGTATTGGTTCAACAATCGTTAATGTTGACAATGTGAGACCATTCTTCAATGCTAAAAATGAAAATAAAGTCAGCACTGACTTCCAAAAAGATATTGTAATCATTGAGAAGTCAGAGAAAGTTTCTGCAGCCGCAACCGCAGTTGTAGGATCTGGAACCACAGTTACTTCAATTGTCATTTCTGAGGGTGGTAAAGGTTACACTAGTGCTCCTCTCGTTTCTATTCAAAATCCAGTTGGGCTAGGGACAACTCAAAGAGCAACAGCTACCGCAACAATTTCTAGTGGCACAGTAACCTCTATTTCTGTTGATACTGGTGGAGTTGGATATGCACAAACAACGCATCCTATCGTTCTTATTGGACCTCCAACATTCTTGACAGAAACAAATACCATTGATTCTTATTCTGGAGATTTTGGTATTATTACTGGTATCGGAACAACTTCACTCGCAGGAGTTGCTGTAACAGGTCTCGTACTTGATCTTGTTATTCCAGTTGATTCATTCCTTAGAGATTCCGCCATAACTCAACCATCTGCAATTACTGCTAGTGGGATTACTACAGGCGATCTCTTTACGATTAGAAATTCAAATGTTGGTCATGGTTTAACATCCCTAGATGCAAGTAACGGAGTTGTTGGTGTTGGTACAACATACATTGATGGGATCTTCAGAGTTTCTCATGTTACTACTGGTGTTACAACAGATACCCCAGGATTTGGTTCAACTACAGTAACTCAAGTTGTTGTGAGTGTAAATAGTTTGAATGGATTAACCGGTTTGGCGGCAAGTAGTTTCTACGGCGAATATAGTTGGGGTAAACTGATACTTACCGATAGAAGCAAAAACCAAGCATATACAGTGAATACCTCAAATGGTATTACTGGTATTGAGACTGGACCGGTTATCAACAGAACAAAATCCTTAAAAGTTAAAAGTTACTCCACGTAATTCCTACTAAATAAAGAAAAATCCACTAAAATGGCTGCAATTATAACTGATCAGATCAGAATATTGAATGCAAAGAATTTTGTAGCGGGTGTGACAACATCTGATAATTCTTATTATGCATTTGTTGGATTACCTAATCCTACAAGTATTCAATCAGATTGGGACGATGATCCCCCTGGGCCAACTGATAATTTTAGTTCATTGAACGATGTTTGGGATACAACCATCGCAATGAAGAAGATAACAAGTGAAGATATAAAACAGGTAGTAAGAAAACTCAATTGGTCATCTGGAACAACATTTGATTATTATAGACAAGACTATAGTATCACAAATGTTCCGTCCAACGCTAGCGGAACCGCTTTATATTCTGCAAATTACTTTATTGTTAATAGTGACTATCGAGTTTATATTTGCTTGGATAATGGAGAGAATCCAGAAAATCCAAATGGTAGACCATCTCTTGATGAACCAACTTTCACTGATTTAGAGCCTAGGGCTGCTGGAACTAGTGGAGATGGATATATTTGGAAATATCTTTATACTATTAAACCATCAGAACTAATCAAGTTTGACTCCACAGACTTTATGCCCGTTCCCCTAGATTGGGAAACTAGTACTGAAAATGCTGCTGTCAGAGATAACGCCATCGATGGTAGTATTAAAACAGTAATCATTAAGAGCAGAGGAGTTGGATTAGGAACTGCAAATAGAACATATACCAGAGTGCCAATTAAGGGTGATGGAAGTGCCGCTGAGTGTACGGTTGTAGTTAATAATGATCAACAGGTTGATAGTGTAACTATTTCAAATCAAGGTAAAGATTACAGTTTTGGAAATGTAGATTTAGTTGCTGGTGGAGTACCAGTTGGAAGTACAATTCCATCTCTCGATGTTATTATTTCCCCTCCAGGCGGGCATGGAAAAGACATCTATAGAGAACTTGGTGCATCAAATGCACTTCTCTATGCCAGAATTGAAAATGATGATGAGAATCCAGATTTCATCACTGGTAATCAAATTGCAAGAATTGGAATTGTTAAAAATCCAAAGGCATACAATTCAACTTCTACGCTTTCATTATCAAAAGCAAGTGCCGTTTATGCGATTAGATTAACTGGTGCCGGTTATAGTTCGGCAACATTCACTGCAGACTCTTTAATTGAACAAACTGTTGGAACTGGCGTAACAGCAGTTGGAAAGATTATTAATTATGATCAAGTTACTGGTGTTTTAAAATATTGGCAGGATAGAACTCTTGCAGGATTTAATACAGTAGGAACTGCACAAACTGATCCAGTATACGGATACAATTTGACACGTTTTTCTTCAACTGTAACTGGAAATGGAAGTATTGAAATTGTTGGAACTACCTCTGGATTGAACATTGCAACTACTTTCAGCGGTCTATCAACCACTCTAAATAATAGAACATATTACCTTGGTCAATCATTTACGAATGGTTTGTCAAATCCAGAGGTTGCAAAATATTCTGGAGATATAATTTACGTTGACAACCGACCAGCTATTACCAGGTCTTCTAATCAAAAGGAAGATATTAAAGTTATACTGCAGTTTTAATAAACCATGGCCCAACAAATCAACCTCAACGTATCCCCATATTTTGACGATTTTGATTCGTCAAATGATTATTACAAGGTTCTTTTTAAGCCAGGTTATCCTGTTCAAGCGAGGGAGTTAACCGGTTTACAATCTATACTTCAAAACCAGATTGAAAAATTTGGCACCCACATGTTTAAAGATGGTGCCAAAGTTATTCCTGGAAACACAACCTTTGATACTGGATATTATGCTCTTGAGTTGAACGACACTCACTTGGGAGTTCCAATTGAAGCGTATCTTTCTCAACTGGTTGGGAAAAAAATAATTGGTCTTAGTTCTGGGGTTACTGCAGAGGTTGTAAACTTTATAACTGCGGATGAGAGTGAAAGAGGAAATCCTACAGTATATGTTTCATATCTATCAACAGGTGTTGATAATGTTCAAAGTGTGTTTTCTGATGGAGAACTTTTAACATCAGATTCAGACATAGTTTCTGGTCCTGAAAATAATATTTTTATACCTGCAGGAGAATCGATTGCATCAGCAATTTCAGAAATTGCAACTTCTGTTGGATGTGCATTTTCAATAGACAATGGAGTCTATTTTGTAAGAGGCACCTTTGCAAATGTAAGTGCTCAAACGTTAATTTTAAGTCAATATTCAAACACACCCTCATTAAGAATTGGTTTTAGAGTTTTAGAAGAAACTGTAAACTCTGATGAGGATGAATCTTTAACCGATAACTCAAAGGGTTTTAACAATTATGCAGCTCCTGGTGCAGATAGATTAAAAATTACCTGCTCATTATTTGCAAAAGATTTAGATGATTTGAATGATGCCAATTTTATTGAGTTAGTAAAAGTACAAGATGGTATTCTAAAAACTGATTATAATAGAAATACATCACAATATAATTTAATTGGCGATGAACTTGCAAAGAGAACATTTGCAGAATCTGGAGATTATACTGTAGTTCCCTTTGATGTTAATACGGTAGAGGCTTTAAATAACGGTATTGGAAATAATGGCATCTATCAGGAAGGTCAGAGAACTCCTGATGGATCTGTAGTAAGTGATGATATTGGTTTATATTCAATTTCGCCTGGTAGAGCGTTCGTAAAAGGATATGATGTAGAAACTATTTCAGATTCCTTAGTAGAATTTCCAAAACCAAGGTCTACTGCTAAGTTAACCAATCAGGCAGTAATCTATAATACTGGTGTAACTATTCGTGTTAATGGTGTTAGCGGATCTCCTCAAATTGGTGTAGGTAATACTTATATTGTAAGTTTAAGAGATAGAAGAGTTGGATCTACCAGATCTTCCTCCGCTGGATCTGAAATTGGTTTAGCAAGAATATATGACTTTGCTCTTGAGTCTGGATCATATGATGCTCAAAATGGAAATGTCAATCAATGGGATTTGTCCTTGTTTGATGTTCAGTTCCAAACAAATATTACTCTTAATGAGTCAACCACACTTTCTGTTCCATCATTCGTAAAAGGAAAATATAGTGGAGCGACTGCTTTCTTAAGAAGTGATGTTTCTAACAGCACCTCTATATCTGTATATGAGAAAAATGGTGACTTCTTGGTAAATGAACCATTTATCTTTAATGGTATTGAAGATTCTAGAGTTGCTATTGCAGTGACATCATTTGGAATGTCTGATGTAAAATCTGTTTATGGTGGTCCGGATATTTCTGTAGGACCTGGTGCAACGGGTGTTGGTCAAACATTTAATGCAGATCCAATTCAAAAAGTTGTTGTTGAAATTGGTCCTGCTAAAATTGCTGGAAGAGATAGAACAACTGGTCTTAGCTCAGTCACCAGCACAAATCCAAACTTCCCAGGTATTTTAAAAATTAATAGTCTGGTTAAATTCACTAATACTGCCGGAGCTGCCTCTACAACGACCACAGCAAGGGTTGTTAGTGTAGGATCGTCCAGTATTAATATAATTGGTGTTACCACGCTTCCAGGGACTGCTGATGGCACTATCCCTGCTGTAGGAGCAGGTAATCTTCAAAACGTTAACGACTTTAAAATCGTTGCAACTCCTTTAGCAGACGCTAAAAATAATAGATTGTACACTGAGATGCCTAAGAGAAACATCTCTGATGTTGATCTTTCGGATGCTCAACTAATCATCAGAAAATCGTTTGACGTTATCATTACCACAGATGATCAACTTAATTCTGCTGTTACAACTGGAGATAACGAAACCTTCCTAGCATTTGATGAAGAAAGATATTCTCTTGTCAGAAATGATGGAACGATTGAAGTTCTTACATCTGATAAGATGGCATTCACTAGTGGCAATACCATTCTTCAGATTAATAACATCGGAACTGACTTGTCTGCCAACATGGAGGCAAAATTAATCACCACGATTAAGAAACTGAAACCAAAAGCAAAAATTAAGAGAAAGAATAGAGTAAACAATGTTGTTATTACCGCATCCAAGTTAAATGGATCTGGTATTGGAGCTACAACTCTAAATGATGGTTTGTCTTTTGGCACCTTCCCATTTGGAACCAGAGTACAAGACGAAAAGATTTCAATTAATAGTGGAGACGTTCTTGATGTATTAGGTATCTTTGAATCTTTTGACACTGCGGATCCAACGGCAACAAGAATGACATTAACGTCCATTTCTTCCGTTGCTGGAAAAACATCCGATTTAATCATTGGAGAAAGAATCACAGGAACAGATTCTGGTGCAGTTGCAATAGTTGCTGAGAGAGAAACTGATTCTAGAATCACTATTCTCTATCAGACTGATGATGTCTTTAGAGAGGGAGAATCTGTTAGATTTGCAGAATCAAACTTACAAGCAATTATTACCACATTAGATGATCCTAGTAAGGATGTATCTGCAAATTATACTTTCAATACTGGTCAGAAGGCAACGTTCTATGGTCATGGATTCTTAACAAGAAAACCAAACGTAAAAGAACCAAGCAAGAGATTAAAAATCTACTTTGAAAGTGGTTACTATGAATCATCTGATGATGGTGATATCACTACTAAAAATTCATATGATACTTTTGATTATGGTAGAGATATTCAAACCATTAACGGTAATAGAAACACTGACATTATTGATATCAGACCTAAAGTTTCAAATTATACTATTGCAGAATCAACCAGATCACCTCTTGAATTCTTAGGTAGAAGTTTTACCACATCAGGAAACTCAGCCACAAATATTTTAGCATCTGATGAATCTATTGTTACAAATTATTCTTTCTATGGTGGAAGAATTGATAGATTATATGTTGATCAGGGTGGTGGATTTAGACTTGTAACTGGTCTTCCGGCAGAAGATCCAGAAAAACCAGATCCAATCAATAATGTTCTTGAAATTGCAACCATTGAGTTGCCACCATATCTCTACAGAATAGAAGATGCCTCAATATCTTTCTTAGATCACAAGAGATTTACCATGAGAGATATTGGTAAACTTGAGGATAGAATTAGGAATCTTGAGTATTACACGTCTCTCACAATGCTTGAGACTGAGACTGCTAATTTGTTTATTCCTGATAATGCTGGTCTTAATAGATTTAAATCAGGATTCTTTGTAGATAATTTCACGTCTTTCCAAACTCAGGAAGATGAGATTAGAATCAAAAACAGTATTGACCAAACAAATAAAGAGTGTAGACCAACTCACTATACAAATGCTGTTGATTTGGTTCTTGGTCCTGTCGAAGGAGTTGATTTAACTCAAGATAGTAGATCAAGAGCTCCCGAAGGAAATAATATCAGAAAAACTGGTGATATTATTACTCTTAATTATGAAGAAATTGAATATGAAAAACAACCATTCGCAACCAGAACTGAATTTGTAACTCCATTCTTATTAAGTTTCTGGAGAGCAAATATTAAACTCACTCCAGCATCAGACACTTGGACCGACACGGCTAGACTCAAAGCAAAAGTTATTGATGTTGAAGGTAACTATAGTGATGCCGTTGTAACAGCAACGAGAGAGTTTGGTGGGTTTGATCCACAAACAGGTTTGACCCCAATTCTTTGGAATTCATGGCAGACAAGATGGACTGGAACCGATTCTGTCACCAGAAGAAGGAACAGAACAGAAATTACTGGTAGAACCAATTTCCAAACAAGAACTGGTGAGGACTGTGGTGGAACTACGATAAGAGATTTTGAGAGAACAACCAGAACAACATTCCAAGATACTTTTGTTGATAACTTTAGAACTGGATTTGACTCTAGAAATGGTAGAAGACAACTCATTACTCCACAAATAGAGACCTCTAGTCTTGGTGATAGAACCGTCAGCAGAGATGTTATCTCGTTCATGCGTTCTAGAAACATTGAATTTGTTGGAAGAGGATTTAAACCACTTACTCAGGTATATCCTTTCTT